TGATTAACAGGGCGCTATTTTTACCACTTTACCAGATCTTTTGTATATACTCTTCCGGTATATACGTCTTTAACCGGCTCCGTAGATACAAGCGATACATTGCCATTTTGTTCCATTTGACGAATGTACAGCTTAGAAGTAGTAACCCATCCGGCCATAGTTTGTCCATCAATAAATGTATTGCATCCAGGAGCCATTTTCACAGCGTCCCCAACTTTCAATTCAATCGGTTGGGGTTCGGGTTCTGGTTTTGGGGTGGGTTTTTCATCATCATATTCAACGACATCTGCTTTCAAAAGCAAAGCTTTCAATTCCTCAGCCCGTTCTTTGCTGTCAAAGCCTTTAATAACTACTGCAAACATATCTTTATCCTCCATATTCAAGTAATAATCGACAGTTTGACGAAAACTTTCAATAGATTCATCAAATTTGTTAAAATAAGGGTTGATATCGCTATGATTAGAAGCCAGTCCCATTCTATGCAGCTGTGCATGATCCACGATATTATCACCAGTAAACCCGAACATTTTGCATAGATATACAACCAATTCTACTGCTTCTGACAACAATTCATCGAAATAACTTTCATTATTTCCATGTTCGCACATTTCTATCCCGATATAGTAATCATTGCCATTTCCATTTTTGCCGGAACCAGAATGCCATCCACGCATATCCCAAGGTAAACACTGGTATGTTGCAATTTGCTGATTATCCAGCCAGCCAATCATGGCGTGGGCGCATTTATCCACGCCCGGGCGGTTCCAGTGATTGTTATAGGCGTTTGGCCCCAGTTTTCCATCATCAGGCCCAATATACCGATGGAGGTACGGGTTATTGGCTGCGGTAGTATGCATACAGATACCCACTGGTTTCAACGGTTTGCCCTGTTTATAGCAGTCGTTTTCAGTCAAGTAATACTTTACAAGATGCATATTAATTCCTCCTTAATCCAAGACATTGGAAAATTTTAAAAACTTGTTGTTTAACGGACTGATTATCAAAGTACATTCGTCCCATTTTAAAAAATTCTATGATAACGTTTGTTTGTCCGCAAGCATTCGCGCTTTTGATAAGGTAATATTTTGGTTCATGATCTTCGGCTGTTAACGAGAATTTCCACGGAGCATTTTTGTAAGGTACATAAGAAGCATAAATATACATACCTTTCATGTAAAAGTATACAGTTGTGTCCATGTATTTGATTGCAATTATGCATTTAGAATCGGACGGTCTTTTTTGAATGAACTCGTCATTATCCTGATAAAATTGGCCCATAATTGCATATTGGCCGTAAGGAGTTTTATTCATTATACTGCCCATCCGGGATAGAGATTTAGCCTCAGTAAATGAATCTCCTTTGTACATTTCAACGATAATATCATTATTATATTCTTTATATACGTTGAAACGTTTATCAGGATTAACAGCAAGTTTGAAATAGTCAAAATATGGATTAACCATTGAAATAGTATTCGCAAACAGAAATACTCTAAGAAGATCGTGTAATTTTTCAGTATCTCTAAAGCGGTTTATTGTTTCTACTAAGTCAAAAAAGCTATGAACTTCGTTAGGTAAGTAATGATAATTTGATTTATCAATAATAAATTCATCCACGCACATTTTATTGACTTCCGGAAAAGGGACAGACTTTAGAGCAACCTGAGAAGCTAATGGTGCATAGTAACCAGCGACTTCTTTGTCAATTAAGAATTTACCGCCTTTTTTGCCGCCGCTTACTAAAAATGAGTGTTCGGGATAAAAACTTGCTATATCATTAAAAAAGGTAGAAATATTCATTAACTCAGTCTGGTATCTTCGCACATACATAAATTGTTTACCTGTTTTTAAAAAGTCGCTGATAGCATAATCTTTAAATGCAAAAGTTTTACCAGGGCCACGGTTACTTAACACAAAATTAATTAAAGCATTTCGTGTAAGCAGCGGTTCTATATTATAATGTAAATTATCAGTATGCATAATATCACCTATAAAATTGGGTGCCCTCTGCCATGACATTTTTAACGCACGACAGAGGGCTGAGAAAAGGATGTAGAAATCAGACATATGCAATAGCCAATTTGTACACACCCTGCAAGTGTCTCCAATGGTAGGCCCAACTCAATGGGTGCAGTTCCCACCATACTATTGGACATGATATGCACTGCCTGACACCATTATTATACTATAATATATGCAAAAAATCAAGCTAGATAAATGTAAATAATGCATGTAAAAATTTTTAATTTTTACTTGACATTTTAGCGCAGCTATGCTATACTGTAGATAGATCAAGAAACAGGCGCTTGATTAAATAAAATTCATAAAAGGAGATAGTATCATGGCCGAAGAAATCATCGATAAGGAGACCGGAGAAGTCCTGCCCATGGACGAGTTGGAAGTAGGAACCGTAAGCATTATTCCCATGCAAGACGCTTTTGTCCATAATAGTGACAATATGGTTATGTGCACCTTTGACACGGATGGTTCTAAAGCATCCAAGCTCCGGCTTCATAAGATCAAAGCCAATCCTGATGAAAGATTGCAAGACCACATCAACGAAAAAATTACTGTTACCGGTTTTGTAGCGCATTGGGTAGAAACCAAAAACGAGAGAACCGGAGAGATCACGCCTGCTCCTAGAATTATCTTGATTGACGATAAGGGCACCACTTATACTTGCGTATCTATCGGAGTTTATAATTCTCTGAGAAATATTGTCATGGATTTGTGGCTTCCTTCCGAAGAAGAGCCCATCGTAATTATTCCACGCAGAGTGAAAGGCAAAAACCGTTATGAGTTCACAAGTCTTGAAGTAAGCGAATAAAAAACTCAGATTCCCGGTATGAAGCCTGACATACCGGGAACTTTTCTCAGGAGGTGTTGCAAATGGGAGCCTATCTAACACGTGGCGGAATAGCGTTAAATATCAAAGAATCGCCTTATAGAGCATCCATAGAAAATTATGAATTTATGTTTTCATCAAGATTATATATGGATTCATTTATAAGAAAATTGCCTGAGTTTGAACAGAAACTTGGATATTATATTCTTATTAAAACTCATGGATATTGTGACGTGCATTTATCTGCTGCTATTATTTTATATGAAAGCATTGAAAAAAGAGGGTTCTATATCATAAATAAAACAACTGGTAAATCATATGAAAGTATAAATGATTTTAGAATGAAATTGGAGGTGAGTTAATGGCTAATCCAGATGATTTAATAAAAAAGTCGAAAAGAAAGAAACCAGCTAAACGAAAGATCAAACAGCCAACTGAGCCTATATCAACTGCCAAAGGTAGACGAAGCAGACCAGAAACATCTGTTAATAGTTCAAAAATCAGAAAATCAAGAACAAAAAACATTCCAGAAAACTTTAAATTAAATAAACAGCAGCAAGCGGAATTGACTAAACTTAGAAAACGTGCCAGTTCAAAGCAATCCAGAATAAAAAAGCGCTATGGCTATGACATACAAAGGCCAGTTCATGGACGAAGCTTTGCAACAGATCAAGAATACCAACAGTTTATCAGACAATTACAAGACTACACTTCACGAGAATCGCACAAATTTCAAAAGATAGGTACAGGCGAATCATCTTTCTTTGTGCCGTCTGAAGAAATTCAAGGCATCAACGATCTACTGAAGAAATACGAAAATGAGCGTATGAAGTTTTATAAAAACGTAGCAGACAAAGATATAATCGCAGGAGGGCAATTACAGCCTGATAATACTGTTTTGCTACGTGCAATGATGAAAAAAGAAACTCCCGGTTCAACATTCTATGATTTACTACACAAACAAACATTTGAGCCAAAAGAGATAAAATCAATAGATGAATTTAACAGAATAAAATCTAGGCTTGAGCGACAATCCAAGTCTGAATATTGGCAATGGCGACAAGAGGTAATGTACAATAATTTTATTGAATCATTGCAAAAACTTTCAGAACGTTCAAATGTAGGAAGTGGAAAATTGCAAGAAATGATCCGGAGTATGCCTAAGGATAAATTTTTAGAAATGTATTATAGGGCAGAATCAGATCTTTCAAGCGTTTTTAACAACACGCCGGATAGTATGGAATTTTTTGAAAGTGTAATAGACATATTTAATAATGTAGCAAACGCATATTCAATAGTAATGTCTGGAAGATAGCGCAATAAAAACAAAAGGCGGCGCTATTATGATTCATATAATGGCAGACTTTGAAACCACGCCAAAGCGTGATGATTGCAGGGTTTGGCTGTGGTGCGCAGTTGATATCGATAATTTAAAGAGGGTTTGGTATGGCGAAACGATAGAAGAATTTTTCGATACATTTAAAAACGGGCAATACACGATATATTTTCACAACTTGAAATTTGACGGCGAGTTTCTATTATCGTACATTCTAAATGTATTGAAATTTCAATATGCAGAAAAGCCAGATGAACACGAGTTCAGAACATTAATTAGTGATATGGGTATATTTTATATGATTGAATGCATATTCAGCAAAAAGAGCAAGCATGTCTCAAAAATAACTTTTTTAGATTCATATAAAAAATTGCCATTTAAAGTAAAAGATATAGCAAAAGCATTCCAGTTAGAAGAATCAAAAGGTGAAATAGATCACAGTATTTTAAGACCGCGCGGATATAAACCGACAAAAGAAGAATTAGAATATGTAACAAATGATGTTATAATTGTAGCTAAAGCATTAAAAATGCAATTTGAACAAGGCCTATCGGCTATGACAATGAGCAGTGACGGTCTAAAATACTGTAAGCATATTCTAACAGAAAAAGGATGGAATCATTATTTTCCTGTATTGGACATTGCAATGGATGATGAAATTCGCAAAAGCTATAAAGGCGGGGCTGTAATGGTTCATCCATTAAGGGCTGGGGTAGAAGTATATAATGGACATTCATTTGATAAAAATTCTATGTATCCTTGGGCTATGACTATGCCTATGCCGTGGGGTATGCCATTATTTTTTCAAGGAAAGTACCAAAAAGATGAACAGTATCCGTTATTTATACAGGCTTTGGCTTGTGAATTTAAAGTTAAAGAAGGATTTTTACCAACCATACAAATAAAGCGGCATGAGCTATACAAGCAAAATGAATACATATCAGAAAGTATAGAACAAACTGTGCTATATCTTACGAGCGTTGATTTGCAATTATTTTTCGACCACTATGAAGTATATAATATTAGATGGCTATACGGTTACAAATTTAAAAGCGCAGTCGGTATTTTCGACGACTATGTAAACCATTGGTATGAAATGAAAAAGAATTCAACAGGCGCGAAAAGGCAAATAGCCAAATTGATGCTAAACGCATTCTACGGAAAAACAGCATCAAGAACGCATATACGGTCAAAAATTCCATACCTTAATGACGAAGGAATTGTATGCTATAAACTTTCAGAAGATGAAACGAAAGACCCTGTATATACAGCCGTAGCGTCATTTATAACTTCTTACGGAAGAGATAGCGTAATACGTTCTGCGCAAGCCGTAGGAGGGTCTAAGCCAGATTCACACTTTTGCTATATGGATACGGACAGCATTCACGTAATCGGTATAAGTGTTGAAGAAATTTCTAAATATATAGAAGTTGACAGTAAAAAACTAGGCGCATGGAAACATGAATATTCATTTGACAGGGCAAAATATATCAGGCAAAAATGTTACATTGAAGAGATAGCGTACAAGAAAGGGACACAAAGTTATGAAGACTACGTAAAGAAAATGTCAGGACTTACGCCTCAGGAACAATCAGAACTAAAATTCACGGAAGGAGAGGACGCTTATTATACATACGTTAAAAAATGCGCAGGTATGACAGATAACATAAAGTCATTGATTTCCTATGAAGAATTTGATCTAGGATATGAGATAGAGAATGTCAAGCTAAA